GGGCATAGTAGGGGACGTTGGTCAGCGTCCACGCCGTGTCGAAGAGCAGGAAGGTGACGGCGATCCAGGCGAAGACCCACACGTCAGGCAGGCCGCGCGGCACGAACCACAGGAGCATGATGGTGATAGCCAGCGGCAATGCACCAAAGATCATGTAGACGCGCCGCTTGCCGAAGCGGGATGTGGTGCGGTCGGAGAGCCAGCCAAACAGGGGGTCGTTGATGGCGTCCCAGATCTTGCCGACCAGGAGGGCGCTGGAGGCCAGCGCGGGCGCGATGAGTGCGCCGTCGGTGTAAAAGATCATGAGGAAGAACTGGACACTACCGGCTAACGGTACTGACTGTCCGCCTGGTTCTGTGATTTCGGCCGCCGAAATTACCGTAGCTTCTCACCTGACAACTGACAATCTGGTACGATACTGCCGTGACTACAACGGCAGAGACGACCAAAAGGTGCACGAAGTGTGGTGAGGAAAAGCCCCTGAGCGAGTTCTCGACCGATAGGCACAGCAAGAGTGGCCTTTACTACTGGTGCAAGCAATGCCAAAATGCTCACAGCAGGCAATGGTATGCAGAGCACAGAGGGCACAAGCGGGTCTACGCCCAAGTCTGCCAGGCTGAGCGCCGCGAGCAACGCCGAGCCTACATGCGGGCCTACAGGGTCAGGTACAGAGAGCAACACCGTGAGCAACTCGATCAGTACGCCCGCAAGTACAGGCAGGAACACGCCGCAGAGATACGCCAGGCTAAGAAGAAGTGGCGGGCAGAACACTACGAGCAGGATCGCGAGACTGCCAGAGTACGCAACGCCCACAGGCACGCCAGGAAACTAGGAGCTGAGGGCAGGCACACGACGGGGGAATGGCTTGCGGTACTGGCGCGGTACGGCTCTCGTTGTCTGGCCTGTGGGGCCACTGAACATATACAGCAAGATCACGTGGTTCCACTTGTGTTAGGCGGGAGCGACTACATCGACAACATCCAGCCGCTTTGCGGCGGGTGCAACGGCCGGAAGCAGGGCCGGTACATAGACTATCGGCCAGAGTCTTACTGGGCAGACTGGACATAGAAGTCCACAGGAGTTCGTATGCCGAACAAGGAGAAAGGTTTATGAAAAACCTGAAGCTGAGTGTCATTGAACGCATGTTCTTGCTCCGCGCAATCCCGCAGTCCGGGCCACTGAACCAGGTGGCGATCTACCTGCGCATCATGGAGGCCCTACGGATCAAGGAAGACGAGCAGAAGGAAGCAGGCTGGCACCCCGCTGATGACGGGATGGTCACTGTCGAGAAGGCAGACCTTGAGTTCGACGTTGCGCTGGAGGACGCTGACTTTGCTACGCTGGCCCAACTGGCTGCCCAGTGGGATGGCTGGCCAACAGCGCCCCAATCGCTCACGCTCATGGCCAAGCTGGACGCAGCGAAGTAGGCTGGACTGACTGGCTACGCCAAGACTTCTTATCTCTAGCAAGAAGGAGGACTCTATTGGCCAAACGCCGCCGCGTCCACAACAAGTGCCATACCAGCACACTTATCCGCTTCTGGTCATTCGTGGATGAGCGTGGCCCAGACGACTGCTGGGAGTGGCAGGGGCACCACATCAGAAAGGGGTATGGCCAATACACCGTCAGGGAGCCGCTTCAGATGCTTGCCCATCGGGTAGCTTGGGAACTGCATCATAAGCAGGAGGTCCCAGAGGGCATGTGTGTCTGCCATACCTGCGACAACCCACCCTGCGTCAACCCTGCTCATCTGTACCTGGGCACCCACACCGACAACATGCGCGACAGGGCAGAGCGAGGACGCTCTGCCAAGGGCAGCCAGAACGGGAACGCCAAGCTCACCGAAGACCAGGTTCGCGAGATCAGGCAGCTCCGTCAGGCAGGTTGGAAATACAGGCAACTTGCTGTGCGGTTTGGCATCACCCCTACCACTGCCTGCCAGATCACCCACAGAACACACTGGAGGCATATCGAGTAACCCCGTCTGAACTTCGGCGGCCGAACTTCTACCGCTTCTGCTCGCGTCATTTCCCGTTGAGGTGCCTCAGTGCTTCGGTAACCTGCCCCATCTGCTGGGCCAGGTCCTGCAATGTGCCCTCGATCTGAGCGATCCACTGAGTCACCAGCTTGTGGTTCAGCCAGATGCTCAGGATCGCAATGCCGGCCACTGGCCCCCCAACCGTCAGGATGTTCACCAGGTTCATTTCACCCATGTGTTCCCTCCTTTCCCTCTAAAGTTCGGCGGCCGAAATCTACCGCCCTTGCTTACGTTCTACCTTCCAGGGAGGAGGAGAGGGCGCCCCCTTTTCCTGCTTCCCCTTGGCTAACTTCCAGAACGGCTCGACCCCGTACAGTACGTTTCCCTGTGACTTCCAACTCTGCTGGAACTGGGGCGTAGGCACCACGTACTCTGTGCCTGTCCCGGGGTCGGCAACGTGTACTTCTTTATCGTTGGCGCCCGTGACCACTACCCCGTGTGCCGCGTTGCCCGGCTTCCATTCCCACTCAACGTAGGCTACTGCAGGCCCCTGGTTGACCACGGTCTGTAGTGTCTCCCAGTCCGTGCCCATATAAGTGCGCGGGCTGTACCTGGCAGCCCGCAGATCGTCGTCAAACTGGTGGATCCCAATCCCTCGCTCCGTGAACAGACCGGCGTTGGCGTCGATCAGCCCTTGGGGAGAGAGAGCCTGCCAGGCGGGCACCTGGTTGTGGTAGGCCCCTGTGATCATGCCAAGAGCCACTGGTCCGCACCCGGCATACGTTGGCTGCCCGTTCAGGGTCAGGCTATACGGATCGAAGAAGGGCATCGTCGGCCCGGGCTGTGTGCTCCATGGTGTTACCATCTATGCCACCATCGAAACTATGCCATGCGGGTGATAGACAGGAAGACGTACTCGCCGCCAGCGATGTTGCCTTCCATGTTCAAGTTCCCACCACTGTTCTGGTAGGCGTACAACTGTGCGTAATTACCAGCAGTAAGGTAAACCATACCAGAGGAGCACATCATATCTTGGGCAAAAGTAAATGCCGGCAGGACGTACTGAGCTACGTAGGACGCACTGTTGATTCGGATGCCGATGCCACGTATCCCGGTTGCATTTGCAGCCCAGCGGATTTTACCGGTCAGCATGTAGTACCCGGTGTGCTGCGCGTATATCGCAGTGCTCGGCGCCGCAAAGCAACCATCCGTGTCGCACACTTCTGTGTCTAGCGTGATTGGTGACCACCCCTCAGCGTAAGCCACAGTAGCAGCCAATCTCGCTCGTGCGCCCAGAGGAGTGCTGGCGACAATCGACCCGTTCACGTAGATACTACCGGGAAACGTTCCCGTTAGTGTGTTATTGGGGAAATATAGAGCCCAACTCCCTTGGTTATTCAGCAGGCCGAAGTTGGCGGTGTCGGAGTAGACATAACCAAGCGAACCCCCAGCCGCCGAGGTCACGTGAATGTTCCCGCCGACGCATAGCGCTTGATCTGCCGTGGGTGTTCCTACACTCAGCCCGCCCTTGAAGTAGGCACGGCCATCCGAATTAATGTATGCCACCTCTACTTCAGCGCTGTCCTGAATCGAAAGCTTATTTGCCCCTGCGGCGTCGAATAGCTTGTGGACGATGTTCCCGCCACTGTTCCAGGTTGTCTTTGGGCGCACCACTGTCGCTGGCCCATCCCACACGCCTACCATAGCATAGGTCCCTGCGGCTGCTCGTAGGCCCGACCAGCCCGTAGGCGCTGACAAGTACACCTCACTCACGGTCTCTGCTGTGGCGGCTGGCCCCTCTGCTGTCAGGCTCGTGATCGCAGTTGTGTATGTCGCCGTGGCTGCGCGGTTGCGCAGGCGAAAGTTGTATGCCGCGCCACTTGCATAGGTCCACATCGCTGCCCAGAAGTCGTAGGTGCCACCAAAGTCTTCGAAGACAACCCTGCCCGAAGAAGGAGTGGACCCCTCAATGTCTACGTGGATTCCCGTATTGTCGATGATAACCTTCCCGCCACCGGCCACCAGGTCGCCCTTCAAGTAGGCGTTGTCCGAATAGAAGCCATATCCTGTCGGGCTCAGGTCCGCGTCTACGATCCCGGCCAGGTTCCCTACTCTAACCTTTGTGGTCAGTGTAGTCCAAGGGCTTCCGGCATGGGTGAAGATGTCCATGAAGGGACCATTGGGGCCAACCGCATTCAGCATCAGACCACCTGCCCCACTGGGGCCGTATGATGCTACCGCCGTGCCAGGGTTGAACACCGCACCTGCTGCCCCGCTCGACAGGGTGTAGTTGTAGGTGCCATCCCCGTTGTCTGCGGTCACCGTGAGCCAGCGGTCATACGTGCTGTCCTTCAGCCGCACAATGTCATTGACCAGGAGCCGCCCTGCATCCCCAATGTCGAACGAACCGTTGGCTGCTACGGTCAGCTGGCTGGCGAGCTTGCCTGCGCGCGGCGCAACCAGCAGAATCCCGGCGTTCACGTGCACCTCGTTGTACGTGAGGACACACGTGCTGATCTCGCCCCGTGCTGTGATGTTCCCGAACTCTGCCCCGGCTGGCGTGATCCGCCACCCCACCGCCCCGCCCGTGAACGGATTGCTCTGCAGATACCCTACCCCGCCGACCGTGATGATACCGGCGCTGTCCAGGATTACCGCGTCCGCAGTAGCCTTGATCTGCGTTGCAGTGATAGACCAGCCACCGATCGTGCCGGATGTCGCCGTAATGCTGCCGGTAATCGTGGCCCCTGTGGCAAACAACGCTCCGGCAGTCGTGACCCGGAAGGGAGCAGCGGCCCGGTTGGCGTAGATTGTCCCCGCGTAGAATGGGAAGTCGTCCGGGGCCATGCCTGCACTCGTCGCGTCAACCCCAGAATCCCTGGCAATGTAGGCAGCGGCCAAAGCCCACCCGCCAATCGTCCCCGACGTTGCAGTGATAGCCCCCGCTGGTGTCACTCTGAACGGGGCAGTAGCCCGGTTCGCATAAACCGCTCCGGCATAGAAGGGGAAATCGCTGGGCGCCATCCCCGCGCTGGTTGCGTCTGTACCGGTGTCCTTGGCCAGGTAGGCAGACTGAATCGTCCAGCCGCCAATGACTCCCGCGCTTGCGTAGATCGTGCCCCTGGCGGTGATGTTGTTGAACTCTGCGCTGCCATCCGGGTAGATGCACCAGCCGTCACTGCCCTTCACGAAGTTGGGGGAACGGGTCTCCCCCATCGCAATGCGCATGATGGTGTTCGTGTGGATCTGGGTAATAGCAGAAGGAGGCAGGGGGAACGGGCGCAACTCCCACCCATCCCCGCCAAACACAATCGTCTCCCCGATTTGCGGGTCGCGAGGTAATTGAATTGTCGTTGCCATTACATCCTCCCCAACTCCAGTCCTGCTTCTGCTGCCAGAAACACCCGCGGATAATCGCCCAGAATCCTGGACTCCCATACGTCAATAACGTCTACGATGGGAATACCGCCTATCTTTACGGCGCGCAGACGAGCCTTTTGGATCTCGTCTTTTGCAATAGTCGCTTTGCCTGAACCAGCAGGTCCCACACCAGAGTGCCACCAGTCTCCCTGGATTCTCCAGACGAAGTACCCTTGTGGGCTCAGGTCGTACAGCAGGAAGTCAATGACTGCCCCGCCGTGTTCTGCCCTGCCCCCGAGAAGGGGAGACTGGAATGCGAAGTTGACGTGCTTCTTCTCAAGCCAGTCGTAAGCGGATAGCTCTGGCAGGGTGCCCCGTACGCCTTGCTGCATGAGCTTGAAGATCGCCTTTGCCCGGGTCTCGCCAATGATAGGGATCATGGCCTTGATCTCTTCGGGCATCAGGTCTACCTGCTTGGCTCCTGCCCGCTTCGCTCCAGGCAGGATAGCATCAATGCGCCCGGGCCTCATAACGCCGATCTTATGAGCTCTGGAGATCTTCGAGATCTTCTGCAACCTACACCTCGATTAAGGTCATGATGTACTCGGAGCGATAGCGGTACTGCCCCGCGCTCTCGACCAGGGAGTACCCACCTTCGGCCGCCGAACTCACCTTGACCGTGTGGGCCGTACCGTCAGGATCGTAGAGACTGAAGGACGTTACCCGCTTCGACCAGGTGTCTAGCAGTCCGCGCAGCTGCGCTGCCGTGTAAGGGTAGGGGTTGCCTGCCAGGTCTGTCAGCCCATCCTCAATCTTGATCGAGAGTTTGTACACGTACCTGTCCAGGACATTGGCCTGGTAGCGCAGGAACACCGCCGTGATCTTGGGTGTTGCTGTACGGTCAGTGGTTGCCAGGACCAACTTCAGCCTGAACTCTCGCCCGGCTGGCTTGCTGGCGTACACAAAGTCCCCGGCTGCCGGGGCAGCAGACAGGGGGTTGTACAGCACGAACGTGTCCGTGTCGGGGACCGTGCTGATCTGCCTGATCTCAGCGTTGATCCCCACCCAGTCGCCAGGAGAAACCCCCTCGGTTGTATCGTCAGCCTGCAGCTCTATCGTGGTCGTCGTGCTGCCAGTTCCAATCATGCGGTACCCAAATGGAGACGCTGCGAACGGCAGGGAAACACGAACGCCAGCGTTGGCCTGGCCCAGGTATGTCCAGTGCCCGCACCGGTCAACCTCGTAGTAGCAAGTCACGGTCTGCCCGGCAGCGAAGTCTTCGCCCCGGATGACGACTTCGTGGAAGTCCTTGGTCACCTCCAGAAGTTCTCCCCCAGACCAGGACATTTCGAGTTCGCCAATGGCGTTGAACTCATAGGACGTCCACTGGTACGGGTTGTCCGAGTAGTCGGGCAGCTGCAAGTACCGGGTCTCGTTGCCCAGGCCGAACCATAGCCGAGATGGGGAACTTAGAACCTCGAAGTCCAGAGCGTTGATCGCCTGGTTTGCCTGGTCTGCGCGTTGCAGTTCGTGCCACCCGCCCATTCCACTGTACGCCAGGATCGAAGACGTCCCCGCACTCCCGGCGTTGATGACTACGAACAGCCAGTTGTTGGTCCCAACCATCGCGCTGATGTAGCCTGATCTGGCAGAAGGTAGGCCAGTCCCCTGCTCTGGGCCAACCGCAATCATCGAGTCCCCATTCCACCTGTACAGCCCAAAGCGCAGGGGGATGTACAGGCAGCCTGTCCTCCCCCACACCAGCATGGACTTGCCGTTGTTGACGTCTTCCTGAGAAGACCAGTCAAGTACCGGGTAGCCCATCTCGGCGGCTATGGCCCACAGGTTGATTGCATTCGCCACGACGAGCATATCTCGAAACCAGGCCAGGGCCGTGATTGCGTGGTCCCCCACCCCAATCTCAATAGGAGCGGCCCACGCCGTGCCATCAGCTGTGTACAAGACTTCGTGGGTGCTCCCCACTGTGGCATTGGAGGCATGTAAGTAACCACCCCCGGCCTTGAGCAAATTGGCATACACCCCGGCCACGGCGGCCCAGCCGCCCGCCACGCTATACTTGCGCAAGACGTTACTTGCCCCACGCCCTGCCCACAGATAGCCGCCCCAGGTCTCCAGCGACGTCACGTCCTTGCCGTGTACGTGGTCACTGGTCGTCCACGCCGAGGTCCCCGTATCCCACTCGTACACCGAGTCCCCCGCACCGCAGTACCACTTCCCGTCGTACCGCGCGAATGCCACCGCTGGCCCGTCAAGTTCGTCACGGTTCACCCGGAAGTACAGGTCTTGAGTCTGTGCTGCCCAGGCACCAGAGTCCAGCCGCCTGTTGCAAATCCCGCCAGCGTAGCCCCCGCCAGAGGCCCCCGACCAGCATAGGTACCGGTCGTAGGCGGGCGGGTCAGTCCCCTCAGCGTTGGGAGTAACCACGATGTGATAGGTAGTCCCCGCAGTCAGCGCCACACCGGCCCCCCAGATGACTTCGTACCAGCCATACGCCCAGGAAGGGTTCACTACCTTAGACGCCAACGCTGCCCCAGTCGGTGCCCCACCAGCGTTGGCGTACAACCCTACGGTTACAGCGCCCAGGGAGTTGGCAGCACTCAGGTACAGCTGAATGCTGGTACACGTAATGTCTCCCACAGGGGCGAACCCCTGAGACAGAGAGACTTTGGCGAAGTGGACCTTGAATGTCATGTCGAAGTTGCGCCACTGGTTTGAGGATGACCAGGCGCTCTGCGAGTACACGGCAGCGTAGCACAGGCCGTACATGTACGGGTTGTCCATCGCCATATTCCAGGCGTACCCGTTCACATCTGAGGTTGAAAGGGCGATCCAGTAGTACCCCTCGGAGACGGCCAGGGGAGCAGCAAGGGCGAACGTAACCCAGGTGAATGCCGTAGTAACAGACGCTGCCGCTACTACCTGCGTGGCCAGGGCAGCGCCGGTCGGGAATCCGTTGCCATCAGCGTAGATAGACAGGGTGATCGTGCCTGTTGTCGCTGCTGCCTTTTTGATCCGTACCTCGATTGAGGAGATCCAGCGCTGGCTCGACTTCACCAGGAAGCGCTGGCCTGCTGCCTGTGAGGGGGTTGTGCCCAGGATAGGGGCATACGCGCCGTTGCCGCTGTTGCCCGTCTGGACTTCTGGCCCAGGCCACCCAGTAAAGTACAGAGTGCCGTTCCCCGGCTCGTAGCGGGGGAGCGTTCCCCCAGGGTTCTGGGGCAGTGGGCCGAGAGTCAGCTGGTTCGCAATCCTGGTCTCCAGGTTCCAGGCGTCCAGGAACGCAGCCGGATCAACCAGATTCTCCTGCCCCCTGCCCGTTCGCCAGTCACGCCAGGAAAGCATGGACCACTCGGTCAGGTCACTGTCCTTGGTTTCCCCACCACCCATCTTGGTGGCGTAGGGGTTGACCAGGTTGCGGCTGAACGAGATTGCGCTGGTTCCTACCAGCATTACCCCAAGCTCTTCCCCCGAAGCCTGATCTTTCAATACGACGTGATAACGCTTATCCGTCATGGTCTACCCCCTGGCCCGGCTTGGTCTTGCAGTGTGTATCCTGCCAGCTTCACGCCACGAACCTGCTGCCCGGGCCTTGACGTCCATTGCCAGTTTAAGGTAGCTATCTGATTTGGTGTAGTGCACCTGGAAGGTGGCTGCCGATTCATTCTTGTTCGCTGCCCGGTCATGCAGCCAGTAGAGAGCATAGAGTGTCACGAACCTCACCATCTCTCGTTCCATCGGCTCCCCAACCCCGAGTGTGGCAGTGTCGGTGGCCATCTCTGCCGGCCTGGCGTAGTACTCGATCCTGAGCGTGTAGTCCTCGCTCAAGCCATTCCAGGAGTTGAAGACCAGTTCCTGTGCGCCTGGCAGGCCAGTAACCCGCCAGTTGCTGGCCGGCACGTCCATCCAGGGCTCGGTATCCTCTGCCCGAACCAGGACACGGTTGAGGGTCACCAGGCCTGCAGGCAGAGCGTACTCGTAGTCATCCTCATCGAGAACAATGGCCTCGTTCGAGGAAAACACCAGCCAGGTCATCTCTGCTGCCCGGATCGCTTCGTTGATCGCAGACTCGAAGACGGTGCGGCGCTCCTGCGCAAGAGCACACACGTCCCCTGCCCCAATGGCCATCGTGAATGCAGGGGAGACGGTGAGGGTGGCTGCCGATAGATCGTAGCCCACAACTGGCCGTTCCTGCCCTTCCGGGGCGGCGTGCAGTCCACCAGCGTCGGTCACCACGTAGGCGTAGTGCCCGACCCAATACGAGTCAGGCTCCATCAGGTTGGCCGCATCAACGATGGTTGTGGTACTGCCACCCGTTGCCACCACTCTGCGGAAGCCACCGAATGCGTCCGCTACCGCACCTATGATGTCACTTCGTGTCTTTAGTGCCATGTGCGATCCTCCTAACTGTTGCCCACAACCAGGCCGCCAGCCGAAACTTCGGCGGCCGAATTGGAGCTACGATTACAGTCTCTCTAGGTTTCCGGGGCAGCTGCCCCGCCAGAAGTTCTTTGTAGACGTCGCCCCACCGATGGGCCTCACGTTTCATGTTCCCGTGCTCTGTTACCCACTCAAGCCCATCCGCGCCCAGCCGATGGCGCAGGCGCCGGTCTCGTACCAACAGGGTGAGCGCGTCGTACCACTGGTCGTTGGAAACAAGCAGGCCGTTGCGCCCGTTGACTATATCCCGGTAGGGTGGCATGTCCGTGCACACGGGTACCGCCCCGCCCACCAGGCCGGCGACTAGCTGCCTGGCCGCTGCCATGCTTTCCAATGCCTTTATCGAGGACTTGCCCTGGTTGAACCGGTCGTCTGGGTCAAGGCAGCAGCACACGATGTCAAACTGGCGTACCAGGCCAGGGTATGCAGCGTAGGATACCGGCTTTATCACTGCCAAGCGCGGGATAGCCTGGCGTACTTCTGCTGATACCCAGCCACTGGCTATGACAGGTTGGACGTTGGGGTAGTCTCGGGCCAGCCTGCCCAGAGCCTCTATCACAGGTTGCCAGTCGCCCCGCCAGTGATTATGCGTTCCCACCAGCCCCACTGTGATTGTATCGGCAGAAAACACTCGCTCGGTTTCTACACTCTCCTGAGCAAACCAGGGCAGGACAATGTAGTTCGGCAGCACGATTGGCTCGTGCTTGGTGTACTCGGCCAGGGCAGAGGCCAGGCCAGGTGTGGCCACCGTCACGCAGTCTGCCAGCCCAAGCATCTCGATAAACTTGTCGCCTGACCAGTTGGGATGGTACCTTCCGGTCAGATCGTCGTCACAGTCGAACACGACTTGGCCGCCAAGCTCGTGTACCTTGTTCACGATTGCCTGGTTTCGTGTCCTGCTGAACTGCCGTGCGAACAGGCAGAGGTCCTTGTCCAGAAGCGCGTCCGCTGCCTTGCCGGCCGCTAGAACTTCATCCCTACCCACCACGTCTATAGCGAAGTCGGGGCTCCGGGCCAAGTAGCCCAAAGGCCCAATAGCGCGTAGCAGATGACTGGAGTAGGCGGCCGTTCCTGCCAGAGTTTTTACGAATGCGGTTATGCTAATAGGCATCGGGCTTCCTTCTTGGTGTAGAAACTAAAGCGGGGCGGGCCAGGGAGACCCGCCCCGCAGTCACTTGTGCTATTCAGTTGTAGTGTGCGCGACTAGATTCCCAGAGGAACGATCCCTACCTTGACCTTGCCAATGCAGGAACACTCCGACCCTTCCTCAACCTCTGTCACCAGCCGCACCCAGGTCCGCTGAGTGCTGAAGCCAACCAGGTACTCGCCCGTGGCGTTGATGGGTTCACTGCGGGCGATTTCCTCGTAGCTGTCGTCGTCATCAACGTCTGCCGCTTCGATGGCGAACTCGACCGTAATGCCGTCCGGGTCCGTGCCGGGGACCGAGATCTTCATGGTCGCCCCTTGTGCAGCAGTCCCATAGATGGCCAGGCCGTCAGAGGTGTCGTCTGTAACCACGGGGCGGTAGATACCGCGCCGCAGCATCAGTTCGTCATCGAACGCAGCCGCGCTGGTTCTTGCTAGCTTGTGAGTCATGATTTTCTCCTTCTATATCCTAGACTCTGAGGCCGGAGCCTAGCTCCAGTCGCCAGCGGGCATCAGGTTGCTCATCCGAGCGGCGTAGTAGGAGCCGAACCCGGCCAGCCCCACCACCCAGTCAATCCGCAGACGCTTCACCGGCTTGTCTTCCAGCTCGTGATCGTCGCCACCGACCCAGTAGGCTTCCATCTCGTTCAGCTGAATCCCGGTCAGGCCCTCAGCTGAGTCGAACTTGACGGCGTAGATACTGGTCGTGTCGTCGCCCCCGTCGCCGGGGTCTTCGGTGTCGGAGATGATGTCGGTCACCTGGTCGGCCCTCACGCCGATGTCGATCAGCTTGGCCTTCCCGAAGGTGGCGAACTCGCGGTCGTACTGGTCCTTGCTTGAGTCAAGCAGGCCCAGCCGGCGCAGGACACCGCCCACGCCCAACCACATGTTCTCGTTCATGAAGAAGGCGTCAGCCCCGCCAACGTACTTGCTCAGGCGGTGCAGGCCGTCCAGGAAAGCGTTCTCGTTGTCGGCGTCGGCGGTCACGTCGAAGGGCGTGCCGGCTACTCCCAGGACAAACGACTGCCGGGCGGGCAGGGTGCCCACACGGTACTGCAGGCCGTAGAAGCCGTCCACGTCGTAGGCCGGGGCGCCGTTGATGAAGTAGTCGTTGAAGCCGTATCCAATGGACTTCAGCTTCATGTTGGTCTGGGTCACGGCCACCGGTTGGATGACGTTCTTGACCAGATCGAATACCCGGTCAACGTCCACGTCACCGCCAAAGGGCTTGACGCTTTCCTCGACCTGGTCGGTCTGGCCAGACGCTTCGGCGTATCCGGCGTTGATCTTGCGGAAGCCAACAGTCGGGAGATGCTGCCAACGAACCACGACCGAGGTCAGCGCGTCCACGTTCTCGAACGGGAGAATCGCCAACAGGTCGGAGTACCGGAGCAGGTTCTCCAGGATTGCAGTCTTCAGAGGGCTCTTGGACTGCTTGGCATAATCGTTCAGTGTCGCTGCCATTGCGTAATCCTCCTCAAAGGATCAGGTTACTTCTTGAGCCCTAGCGCAATCGCCAGCCGCTTGCTCGGGTCCTTCTCTCCCCCAAACGGGTCGGTTGGTGTAGCACCGGGGCCAGTTGATGTTGATACGGTGGTCGCCCCCATCTGCCTGGCGGTCTCTACTTGCGCCGCCTGCGCAGCTCTGAGGGCAGCCTGTTCGGCCTCAGTCTTGGCCGCGCCGCCTCTCTCGGCAGCGATCTTCAGTGCGGATTCGAGCAGCATCGTGTAGCCCGCTTCCGTCGCCCCACCACTCATATCGAGTTCAGGCGTCTCAAGGTCTAGCCCCAGGGAACTCAGCATCTTCGTAGCACGTTCCCGCAACTCGTCGGCCTTGGCCTGCACCTGCATCGCTGCCTGTGCCTGCTGGCGCTCCTGACTCAGTTGGGCCTGCAGGTACTGCACGGCCTCTTCTGGGTCGGCGCCCTTCAGTCTCAGTGCTTCCACTTGCTGAGCGTACTGAGCCTGTTGCGCCTGGACCGCTGCAAGTTGCTGCTGGTATGCCTGTTCTCTGCGCCGTGCCGCTTCCTTCTCGCGGTCCACAGCCGCCTGGTACTGCCTGAACTCTGGCAGTGTCGTGAGATCAACCTTCGGTGGGGCAGCCGCTGGGGCTGCTCCTGCTTGCTGCTCCTGACTCGGGGCTATCGTCTGGCCCTGAGCAGCTGTCGCCGGGGCTACTGGAGCAACTGCACTCTCGCCTGTCGCTCCCGCCTGGGCAACTCCACTCTGTCCGGACAATTCCGACATAGTCATGGTGGAATCCTCCTGTTGCTTGTTAAGTCTGGCAGGGACCTGGCCCCTGCTGATCTTCATTATAACCCCTTGCTAAGTGTCTATCAATGATTACAAGGGGGTCAGTTTACAACCCCAAAGCCTTCGCCCCGAGCTTCCACTGGGGTGTGGGCCGGTACCTGTATTCCAGCTTTGGCATTGTGCTCTTCCAGGCCAGCGGTGTGTCCAGGAACACCTTGGGCGTCTTCTTCGCCTGGTACGCAAAGTTGGGGGCATACGTACCGCCACCACGACGCTTGTAGTACCGCTTGCCCCCGGACGACCTGTAGTTCGTGCCCAGGGATGACGTGCCCATCTGCCCGCCCTTGTAGTAATAAGCCCACAGTTCGTGAGTGGCAGCAAAGGCATCCTGCGCATCGAAGTACTGGCCTATTTCAGGATGCGCTGCCTTGTAGGCCCGGCGCTCGGCAGATGCAGGGGGGAGGTCATAGTACCCTGCCAGGATCGCTTCGTAGCCAGGGATAGTTTCGGCGGCCGAAGTCTTGAACTCTTCGTCCTGTGCTCTTGCCTCTGCCCAGTCCTCTGGCGTACCCCACTTTTCTGTGTAGTTCTTCTCTCCCCAGTTCCGCGCCATCTCCAGCCCCATAAGCCACTGGTCTGGGGTGGCGGTTTCCCTAGACTCTGGATTCAGCAGAAGCGCTATCAAGGGATCGTCCTTCAAGTCTGAGATCATCTGGCCGGGCGGGAGCTCTTCGTTCCAGTACTGCCAGAACGCATCACCCCCCAGGTTGTAATAAGCCCAGAGCTTGTTCTCGGGCTCAAGCCCAAACTCGATCTGTAGGTCAGCATGCTGGTCTATCTGAGGGTGCGCCACTCTGTACGCTGCCCGGGCGGCGGTATCCTCGTAAGGGATAGCCTTGTAGGCTTCCATGATCCCTTCCAGCCCAGGGATCTTTTCGGCGGCCGAAATTTCAAACTCATCATCTAGCCGCCGCGCTTCTGCCCAGTCTTCCGGTGAGCCCCAGTCTGGGTTCTCGTTCTGCTGCTTCCAGAGCTCCAAGTCCCTTTGTGCCTTCTGGTATTCCGCCAGGGGAATCGTAGACTTGTCCTCTGTGGCCAGAATGGCAGCCACGGACGGGATCTCTCGTACTTCCCAACTCAGTTCGCCTGGCGGTATCTGAATGTTGTAGAGGTCCCAGAACCCGCTGGACGCCTGAGAGAGCACCTGCTCCTCCGGGGACTTCTTCTTCAGGGACATGGTTGCTGCTGACGGAATCTCCATATCCCGCAGGGCAACACCAAGTTCCCTGTCTGTCCACCGGCCAGGGTAGAGGGCCTGTATCTGCCCGATCAGATCAACAGCAGGCATCTCCTGGATGGGCGCAATGTACCGCTCGTGGGCACCCTTCTCCCCACGGGCCTGTGCTGCATTGAATGCATCCCAGGCAGGACCGGATACCTTCGTGTCCCAGACATTCAGCGCCGCCTCAGTGGGGCTGTCGTATTGCCTCTGGTACTCCTCGTAGGCTGCCAGGTCTACCCCCGCCAACAGGCTGTCTGGAGTGACCAGTTGCCCCGTCCGCTTGCTCAAGTCCTGTGCTGCCGCCACGATCTTCGGGTCTTCCCTCATGCTGGCAGTCAGGTTGGCCCAGTAGCCGTCTACCGCTTCGTAGTACCGGGGCCAGTCTGGCGTACCATCCGCCCCAATGAAGTCGCCCGCCTTCGGTCTCCCTGCCTTCACAGCGGCCAACACGTCCTTGCGCCGGATAGCCTGTACTTCCTCCGGGCTGGCACCGTAGACCGAGCTCAGGAATACCTCGCCTGTCTCAGGAATGTGTAGCTCGACCCGCAGTGCCGCCAGATCGGCGTTCTGCTGGTCATACAATGCCTGGCTTGCTTCGTTGTCCCAGGGCGTCCCCCGCCTGATAGCATCGAGCCTGGTCTGAGTCCCGCGCCGAATCTCGTCACCGCGCCGGCTGTACTCGTTCCACTGCCACTGCTCAGCAGGAGTACGGTCTTCTGGGCTGGCCCCTGGCAGGGTAGAGCCCCTCACCCCGTATGGCCCCATCTCAGGATGGGTTAGCTGGAGAGCCTGAAGCGCCTCTTTACTTCCCTGCTCTGTCAGTGGGGCATACATCGTTGCCCGCTTCTCCTGGGCCAGCGCAAGTTGTTCTCGCTCTCCCTTCGTTAGCACGGTGGCTCTAAGACCCAGCCCATACGAGGTTAGCGTCTGAAGCCCTCTGCTGATCTGCGCCAGCCGTACCCCATCACGAAGTACTGTCTGCGCTTCCTCCAACTGTGATGTAGTCCACCCCTGCTCTCTCGCCAGCGCCTCTATCTTGTCCTGCGAGCCAAAGACCCCCATCGCAGTGTTGAGAGAGAACTCTCCTGCGTGCGCTCGCCGGTTGAGGTCCTGCGCAATGAGCGTGGGCTGCACCTTCGTTGGATTCAAGGCAGCCCCAGCCGCCAGCATGTTATCAATGCGGTTGGCCTGGAATCCCTCACCAGCGGGCAGTGTAACCCCTGGAAGCACTTGTGCCTCAATCCTCTCTCTGTTAGCCCCTGGGAGCATCCCGGCGAGATCCCTGACACCACCTGGGAGCATCCCAAGTTGCTGCCTGATCGGGCCTTCCAGGTCTATGCCCTGTGGCCCGCCAATGCCCAAGAGGGCGGTGATCGCCAAGACCACCCCAGTCTGTGGAGCAAAGCGGCCAATCTCCTCTGGCTCTCCCACTACTCCTGTGAGCCGTAGGGGCAGTTCGATGAACGGGAAGGCTCGCAGCCCAACATCGCTGGCAGCCTGGAACAGTTCGTCAACCAGGTTCTTGTTTTCCCTTTGGTACTTCTTCTGGAAGAACACCGCCTGGAATGGTACTATCGTCTCCAGCGGGTGAAGCCTTATATCCGTACCCGGAATCCCAACCGAGCCAGCGTACTTGGCAGGTAGCCCGCTCTCCTGATTGACGAGCTCCAGTGCTTTGTTCAGCTTAACGTAGGCAGTCAGTGCTCCAGGGCGCGCGGCGATCCGCTTGAGCCAGTTGGCCGCACTGTGCGTCAGCCAGTAAGAGAAGGGACTGACGCCCTTCAGGAAGGAATCAATGTAAGTCTCGTCTGCTATATAGTCCAGCAGCGAAAAGTCGGCCGCCGCCTGCGCCACTCTGACCGCTACTGCGCGGGCAGTTGACCACCCACGTGAAAGCACCCCACCTTGCGCCCAGACGTCCAGCGCAGCAGTAGCCTCGGGTGACAAGCCCTCCAACTTTGATACTACATCAACCATCTCATCAAAGTTGCGACACCCTGCCAGCCCAGCCTCTGCTGCCTTGACCGTATCAGGGTCCATCAGCCTGGCAACATCGTCTGGTATCTTGGGTGCCCAATCCAGGCCCGCCTCGAAGGCAGTGTAGAAAGCCCGGCGATAGCGCGATTCCTCACCTCTGCCTATGAAGTCTTTCCATTGGCCCCACGTCTTGGAAACCCAGTTGTTAGCATCGTCTAGCCCCTCGACCAGTTGCATCTGCCCGGCTGCCTCACCCCCTATACGGGGTGTCACTGTACCCAGTCGCGCGAGGCCGCGGTCAATCGTACCACGACTGACAAGAGAGACCGTCCCATCCACGCTCATCGTGAACATGTCGCCTTGCCAGTTGCGGATCGCGTAGCCGGGACTGGTCAAGTAGAGGTTGCCCATGAACTGCTTGACCGTTTGTACCCACTTCTGCCAACCTGACAGTTCCGCGGCTCCCACCCCCTGTGCTTGCAGGCTTTGGTAGCTCACCTCGGTTGCCAGGTTCGCCAGGTACTCCGGCAGGGTAAACACCTCCTCTGAGTAGAAGTCCGGGTCATCAAGCACATCAGCTAGCGGCGCTAGCAGTGGCCTCACTTCGTCAGCAGCCCCACTGATCGCCAGACCGCCACCGTGGGACACCAGTGTTTCAGGAGCGGTGATGAAGCGGTGCACAATCTCCGCTGCTTCGTCTGGGCTGTCTACCCCCTCAAGCAGCGTGCCAAATATCTGGACGGTCTGGTTAGCAGCCTTGGCCGCCCTGGCACGCGGGGTGCGAGCAATAGGACTATTGGTGTCTAGCCAGTTCCTCATCCGGTCTACTATGCTGTTCCCGCGCGGCCCTTCGTCAGCAGCCTGGGTCACAGCATAAGTAGCCGATGCTGCCTTGTCTCTGGCTTCCAGAACCGTCGCAGCACGCCGCTGGTCTTCCAGGTAAGCCGCATCTCCGGCGCGCTGGGCCAGCTCCTCAGCAGACACCAGTGGAGTTCCGCCCGGGGGTCCCTGAGTGGCTTGCTGCCAGACCAGTTCGCTAGGACTTCCCTGAGTGGCTTGCAGCTTGCTCTCCCACCAGGGAGCCTCGCTAGGAGGGCCTTCCCGAACAGCCTTCAGCGCATCGGGTAGATCGTCTGCCTCTTTAACAGCATCGTCAACCAGCGTGACCTGCTTGCCAAAGTCGTCAAGCGCCTGGACCTCTGCTGCCGCTGTTGCCTTTACAATGGCCTCTACCTCGGAAGTGTCACCGCCGTACTTGGCAAGGGCTGCGGCACGTGCTTCTCTCACCTTCTGGCACGCCTTCAGCCCCTGAATGTAGTTGACCGGGTCTAGCCCGAACTGCCCTATCACCTCGTTCCACAGATCGGCGCTCTGAGGGATGCGCCCTGTCCGCTGAATTTCTTCGGCCGCCGAAGTTCTGTCTTCACCACGCGCCTCTACCCCGGCCAGGTACGCATCTGCCGCTGCCTTGTCCTGCTGCCAGCGCTGCAACTCGGCAGGGGTAGCATCTTCTGGCTTGGGCGGGTACAGCATCACGTCGCGGCCATCCACTACGGTGCTCAGAGACTCACCGGCCATCAGCCGGTCAACTGCCTCGCGTTGCGCCTCGTAGGAACTGAACCCTAGCATCCTGGCCTGCCGTACAGCAGCCTGGGATTGAGGCGTGTTCCCGTAGGTCGTCGCCACGTACTCGTTGATGGAGGACGCACCCAGCCGGGCCGCTGCCAGTACTCCCTGAGAGATCGCCCACCTCGCACCAGGATGCCACCCGAGGCCTGCTGACTCAGCGATCGCCGCGCTCTGTGCCTCTTGCTCCTCGGTCATGTGTTGGGTTGGGGCAAGGGGTATGACCCCGTGCTTGCCAGGGGCCCTCTGTGTGAGCGTGCCCACGGACTCCTCTACTACCCGTACCGGGACCTGAGCCGCCTCCAGGGCCATCTTCACTGCCGTCTCCGCGCCGCGCGCGACTCCACCTGTTACAGGACTTCTCTTGACGTCCCGCCACACCGCGCCGGGCATCTCCCAGGCCCGCCCGTACGCCCCTCCCACGATTCGCTCTACCGCCTCAGAGGGCGTTTCGCTGACTACCCCTGGTGGCACACCGAACGATGGTTGAGCCCTCGGTGCCTCTTCTGGGCTTAGTGTCTGTGCCAGCATGGCAGGCGGGGCCATCATCTCTGCGAAACTCATCGGTCGCCCAGGCCGTGCCGGACCTGTGCCCCTTGCCGCTGTCTCAGCTAGCCCAGGCCCTGCTACTGGCTCACCTGCCCTCTGCAAGATGTCCTGGATGCGCTCGTACGTGTACTGCACCGCGCCTACTGGTGCGTGCTCTTTCAGCCACCCGAGAACCTCTGGGGGATACGCATTCGGCAATATCGGCAGCATCTGCTGCCACGGGGGGACGGCAGATGCAACTGCCCGCTGCGCTGCGCCGGCGTCGCGCCAGCCAGGGACTGTTGGCCTCACAACAAGAGGAGGAGAGGCAAGCCCCGGGGGACGCGAAGGGGCGGCAGCTGCCTGCGCTGCAAACGGGTTGACAGGCGGAGCAACACCACGCCTGGCAGCCTCTACGACTGCGGGCGGTACCCCAAAGGATGGGGCAACAGGCGCCGGCCGAGGGGCAGGAGTGGGGGCAGGCTCACGCCACCACTCAGGCTTCTGCTTGCCAGCCTTGACCGCTGCCTTCTTCTTGGCTTCCTCTTGCTCGTGTAACCTTACATCAGCGAGACTGGGCATAGAGCCACCTCACCGCCACAGTAGGTATTTCACATCCAGCGACTTTGGGGTTGCCACCGGCGCCCGAAGGTCTGCATGTTCACGCCACGCGCCTGCTCTTCCAACTGCGCCTTGGCGAGCATTTGGTTGTAGGCATCCATCGCCTGCTGCTGTGCAAACTGACTCTGTTGGAACTGCTGGTTCCAGGCATCGGTTGCCTGCCTCTGGGCGAAGTCTGTAGCCCACTGGTTCTGCTGAGCCTGCTGCTGCATCCAGGGCAAACCAACATTCATCCAGGCCATCTGCTCCTGTGCATTCGCAGTAGGCACGGTAGCCCACGGTGTCTGGCCCCAGTCACCCCAAGGCAACCAGCCAGCACCACCAGTCGTCATCGGCGTTGTTCCCCACGCAGGAGGCAGGATAGCTCCCCCTCCACCTCCGCCGCCCCACGTCTGGCCCGACTGTTGCTGTTGCCCCTGCTGTTGCACTGGGGGAAGCGCTGCCCCAGATATAGAGCCACTACCCCGCCCCCACGCTGGAAGCCTGTCGGTGTACTGGCCCTGAGACAGACGGTCTAGAGCTGCCTGCCAGGCACTCGCCCCACTGCCCGCCGGCCCTTCTGATCTGTCAGGGTATAGTACTGCCATGTCACTTACCTCCATACTGCTTGGCCCAAAGAGACTCCATCTCCTTGGTGTATCGCGCTGCCTCTGCCCCTACCCGCTCGGGTGCCGTGCCGGGCAGCCGCTGCGCTGCGAATGCTACAATTGCCTGGGGATCGCCACGTTGCTGCGCGTATCGAGCCAGTACCGCCTTGTCCCCAAGCTGCTCTGTCTTCATACTCTGCGCCACGTCGGCCAGAATATCCACCGCCTCCAAGGCAGCCTCGTGAATCAGCCCACTCGTCTTACCCTTCATATCGCTACTCCCCTTCCCTGCCTGGAATCGGCAGTGTAGAAGGTAATGGGATCGGCCCCACCCTCTACTGCGCCCCTCCTACATTCCCCGGAATGGGTGGCGCTTCCGGTGGCGGATTGCCTGCCATCGCCATCATCGCAGCTAACCCCCGCTCCCCCTGACTGCCTATCATCTCCGGGATCTGCTGTGGCGCTATAACTCCAGGGGGTATTCCTTGCATAGGTCCGCTAGGTAGTCCGGGTACTGGGGGGGGTCCTGGGGGTGTAGATGGTGGTTGAGTTGGTGTGGTTGTCTGTTGTTCTGCTATCTCTATCCCCAACACCTCTGCTAACTCCTTACTATACTGACTGACGATTATGTTGGCCACGATCTCAGACGCCTTGCTAGAGAACAGCATCTTGTCTCTGAGCACAGCCTTGATCTCGTCCATCGGCGACTGGTTGATCGTGCCCTTCGCTTGCTGGAACAAGTCCAGGAAAGTGGTGTGCGAGATCAGGCTTTGCCCTGCCAGGTTGGCAAGCATCATCACTTCACCGTTCGCATCCTTTGGCAGGGAAGCACTCAGCTTGACCAGGTTCCTATGATACCCACCGATGTCTTCTGGCTTGATCACCAGGTCAATTGCCTCAGCACCAGTCTGCCCCCACACACTCCAACCATCAGGCCCAGAGTAGAACTCTGCCAACTCCAGGATCAGTTCGTTCAAACTCTGGTACGCATGTTCCCGGGTTCGCTGACGATGGGCGATTCGCATCAAAACTGGTGATGCCATTGCGCTCAACGCCAGCCCACTCACATCACCTTGATACCTGCCCATCATTCCTGCCGACACGGTTGCGTCTTCGATCTGCGATTCCAATATCTGGAGTTGTGCGTCACCGGCAGGATGAGGACCGGGCGGTACGAGGAAGTCTACTTTGGCTTTGTCAGGTAGGTAGTTCTGTGCATCGGGGCCGAAGTCCAGAGTGATAGGTTTGTCTGTCCCGGTTACTACTGTGGCTGCGTTGGCGAACATCTCCACGATCCGCTGCCGGTACCCGAGCAGCTCACACATCGCAGCAATAGCACCCTTGGTACTGCCAGAGCCAACTGTCGTCCCGCCAGTGATTGGGAACAGCACGCTCAGAGACCCGTCCTCACCTTTGAGCGGAGTAGAGATCCCAGCATATCTGATGAAGGGAATCCTGCTGTAGCCAGGCATACGCACCGGCTTCTTGAGAAAGTCATCGCCGGCTACCACGCAGTTGGTCACTGCGCGCACTCTCTTCTTGACCGTTCGGAACTTGGCTCGCTTGGGCTTCTCACTCTTGGCAGTAGACACCAGCCCTTCAATGCCCGGCTCTTCCGACTGAGGCACCTTCTCCTTCACCGTCTCTTCAATGACGTCAGTGCGCCAGTAGTCCGCAAAGTCAATCTCTGCGTCCAGCCACTCTGCCTCTTTGATCCCATCAGGGTGGCCCGGCAGGGTGCCCCACTCTTCCTCGATCTCACGCCGGCTACGCTTCCAGGCGTGCACCAGTTCTGCGTCCTGACCAGGCCGGGAAGAGGGCAGAGCATACACGTTGCGTGGGTCTACGTTGCCCTGGATCAGTAGGGGCAGATCACCAGCCACAGCGTTGTCGTCGTACAGGCAGCGAAGCACACCTTCCCCGAAGCAGGACGCGAACCACTCAGCATCTGCCAGAGCGTCTAGCACGTTGGCCTGATACCAGACACCGTAGAGAAACTTCTCGATCAGGTCGGCTTGATCGGCCGCCACTGCCTTGATGTCACTGGCAGGAACACTGATGATCGGTGGCTTGGTTAGCAGCAGCGCCTTGTAGGACTCGACCCTGGTCCAGCCGATCGGCGCTGCCAGTCTGCGCTCGTCCGGGCCGGCTGCTTCCTCCCAGACGTCCATGAGGTATATGCGCTCATAGCCATCCATCCTGGAGTTACGCTCACCCCACGTGGCCTTGAGTGCCCCGGCTCTCTGTTGTACAAACGTTGTCGTAATGTCAGAAGGCTTCATCCACTTACCTCCACGGCCAATTCGGCGGCCGAATTTCTATCCCCACTTCATGCCCCGTCTCTTGCCTGGCTTGAATACGCCATACTTAATCGCCTTCTCTACCAGCCCGTATCGCTGAACCAGAAAGTTGCGCAACGCATCCATCGCGTCGTTGTCTTTGTCCTGTGGCTCTTCACTGGCCACCCCGCCCTTGCTGTCAGTCCTGCGCTTGTAAACCTGGAACTCCTGCTGAGTGCCAGTGCAACCAGGTGCGCAGTAGTACCGCGGTACCTTCAGGGCAGGATCGGACAGGAATGTCTTGACCCTCACGATCCCGTCTAAGACCCGACCCGCATTGAATGTCGTGAAGCTAAAGTCCTCCGGGTCGTTCTCTACTGTCCCCACCAGGTTGCGCCACACCTCTGCTGTGCTGGCTGCTGCCTGGTGTTGCTTAGTCTCGTGCCCGCCGATGGCCTGCGTTACACCGTGCCACCAGTTACGTGCCCGGCACATCTCAATGACGTCGTGATGAGTCTTGTCGTGCTCCCAGATCTCGTCTATCTGGTTCACGATCTCCATCGTGCCATCGGTCACGATCTGCAGGGCAAGGATCGCGTAGCGGCTTGGGCGATAGCCAGGGTCCACTGCCAGGTACACCGGCTGCTCGGGATCGTACTCGATCTGCTTAACGTGCGTCGTGCACTCGAACTCAGGATAGATCCTGGCCGGACTTGGCACCAGCTGAGCTGCTACCCGCCTGGAGAAGTCATCGGCAGGAAGGGTGTCCCGCAGGCGCTTGATCTCGGGATCGTCCTCGCCACCAGGGTACACTGCCAGGTTCGCCCACGTCGGGAGTGCGAACACCGCCCCGTTGAAAATGTTCGGCCCCTCGAATGACTTGTAAAGCTCAGCGTACCACCCGTGGTTATCCCACAACGTCCCCGATAGGATGATCAGGCCCCGTGTCTCCGATACCCTACCAAGTGCCCCCAGGAGGGTGTCGTAGCTGACCAAACCCGACTCGCAAATTAACACAATGTCGTAGGCCTTGCCCCGCCCCGTGAGCTCCCTCACCCCTGCCCGGCTTAGGGAGATGGTCTCAAATCCAATGGTGCCCTTGATAACGTCCCACGACCACGTGCCCTGCTTGGGCAGGGAAGGTGTGCCCGTCAGCAACCCTAGCTTCTCGAAGTCTCCAATTAAATATTCGCACTCAGAGCGGCTCTGATCGTACTCTTGCGCGACTACCGCAACCTGGCCGGACCGGTGACACCACGGCGTTCGAGCTAATACTTCGGCCGCCGAACTTCTGCTCTTGCCCGACCGCTCTCCACCAGCAATGAGAAGCACCTGCGCCCCGCTCTGATGGATCGGCCACTGCACCTCGCTGGGCTTGTAACCCACCTGCTGGAAGGTGTGTGCCTTCTGTGCTACGGTAGGCCATCGGGCCATAGTGTTCCCCTTCTCAAGTGTACTAAGCCCCCGGAACGGCCAGGCCGGCATTCCCGCCGAGCCTCTCCAACCAACACTCAACCGGAGGTGAGGCCTTACACCTGCTGGCAGGGAGCGGAACGGATGTAGCCGGCATTCCCGCCAGGCTCTCCAACGCCACCTCACACGACTGGAGCACCCTCTCCCTGCGCCCCACACCTGCCCGCCGTACCAGCCTCGCTACCTCGTGGGCACGAATCTTGGGACACTCAACTGTGACTGGGAGCCTACTGCCGGGCAGGCCCCTGCGTGCACGCTTTCAGTCCTGAAGGGCAGAGTGTGCCCCGATCTCGCCGGTGCTACCCTAGCACTTGCCCTGCTTAGGTGCTCCCCTGAGTACCCGCGGCCCTGGGTCTGGTTCGGCCGCCGAATTGTGAGCGGGCGCCATCAGTGTGCCGGGCCTACCCTCTGAGCCACCCGCCCCTTGTGAATGTCCTGCCCCCACTACACCGAGCCGCCTACTGCCCTGCCAATGCTCCCTTAAGTGTGAGAGCTGCGCGCCTGTGCTTGAACTGAGTGAGGTGCCTTTACGACACGGCGCGCACAAGACCAACTGTGACCGCTAGCCTGCTACGACGATCGGGGCACCCCCTCTCCGTGCACCCGCTCCTTGAGAGAGTGCTGCCCCCACAACAGAGTGACGCCCGCCGCCCTGCCAATGCTCTTTCGGGCCAATAGCTTGCGCGCCTAAGCCTCAACTGAGTAAGGTGCTCTAATGCCCCGGCGCGCACAAGACCACTGTCTCTTGCGCGCCGACTCTGGAAGGGCAGGATCGCTAACCCATGCCACAGGCGCGCAGATGGTCGCCTACTCGGTGCTCTCGTCCTCGCCAGTGCCCAGGGCCATCAGCTCAGCCAAGAACTTGCGCGCCTCGGCGGAGAGGTCATGCTTCAGGTCCAGTGTCTGTGCTGCCCTGCCTAGCGAACGATCCAGCAGCTCGCTTGCCGCTGCCTGCTTGACCTTCTCATCCTTGCTCTCCAGGCCATGTACCTTGACTGCCATCGCCTGGGCCAGGGTCCGTACCATCAAGGCCCGCGCAGCTGCAACAGTGTCCAGAAGCAGCAACGTGACAGTCTCACCAACGTAGGCAGGCCAGTGGCTGATCGTGCCCTCGGAGATACCAGTTGCCTTGGCCGCGTCCCTTGCCGAGGATGCTCTCAGCCGGGCAAGAACGAACCGAAGCTGCTCGTTGGAGAGCTGGGCCAGATGTGCCTGGAGGGTGGTTTCGGTGGTTTCTTGGTGCTTGTTGGTACTTGTTGGCGTGTAGTCTACTTGTTCTTCTGTCATGGCTTACCTCTTAGGTTTAGACAGGCGATTGATGTACAAGTTAAGCCTACGCAAGGCTGTTAGCTCTGTTTTGGAGCGGGATGATTTGGCGCGAAGTCTAGTCTGCTCCGACTTGGCCCAGGACTTGTTGATCTTACCATCTGCCCCGACTCCACCACGTGGGCGGGCGTAGGCAGTAAGCGTTCCCTTGCGCAGCAGTAGTTTGCTAAGCCACTGGCCCGATTTTGAGTTCGGCTCCTTGAGCCTGGAGGTACCACTGCGCGGGCCGACCTTGCGCCTTTCTCCCCCGGCATAGATTGTGGTGCCTGGCTTGGGCTTTGACTTCTTTGCCATCTGATCTGCCCCGATTTCTCGAAGGAGGGAGTGGGCGCTTTCCCAGTGGTATCCAAGTCGGCATAGAAACTGCGCCACTCCCCTCCATCTTCTCAGTTCGGTAAATTCGGCGGCCGAATTTGCTCATGGTGAATTCGGCGGCCGAATTTGCTCATGGTGAATTCGGCGGCCGAATTAGGATCATTATAAACGAAGATCAAGTCAGAGTCGAGGATTTCAAAGCACCCAGTTTGGCCCTGGACGTACTAAAGTACTCCCGCGTTGGAGCAGATTGACCCCCTGTGCGACTTGACAAAGTGGTACAAATGAACTATAATCCCCAGCAACCCAGGAGGACAGACGATGGCAACGAATAAGGGCTTTCAGATTTTGCAATACGTTAGAGACTACGAGCAGACGGTGCCCCGCCCGTCGCTGCGAGAGATTCAACAGGCGCTGGGCAATCGCACGAGGCAGGCCACTGCCAAGTCGTTGAACGTGCTGATACGGGGCGGGTTCCTGGTCCGCACCGGGCGTGGACGCTACGGCCTTACAAAGCGCGGGGCAGAAGCCCTGGCGATCTATGCGGCACGGGATCGGACGGACTATGCTGCCGGCCTGTGCTCTCCAGAAGAACGACCGAACCTTACTGAAAACGAATAACTGGCCCATAGGCCAGTGACTGCCCTCGGAGTGAGGCCAGGCTGTCGGGTGCGCTGCCGAACGCCCCGGCTCGCCCCCCACTGCCAAAGGGAGTCGTATGACCGCGCGGCGTTGCTGCTGAGGCCTGGAAAGGGACCTCGGCGGTCACAACCCGGAATGGCACCCGGCAGCACCCGCGCCCCTTCCAAGACGCCTGCTTGTGGCCTTGAGTGGCCCACTCGCGGGCGTTTTGTACAATATGAAGCACTGTACGCCTGTACAGCGAGAAATTATCGGGCGGCTTAGCTACTCGCCCGTGCACCTCGCCCTGGGGTGGTAGGTTCACTCCTACCACCCCACGGGGGCGGGGGACAATCTGTAGCATCGAGGTGCGTTATGGCTATTCAACACATCGTCAGACGGTTTGAGGTTCTTGGGGACGTAGAGTTTGTCCCCAGTTTTGAGGAGTGGCGAACGACCTGCCCATCCTGCCTGCTATTCTTCCCTGAGAAGCGCCCGGGATGCCTGGTTATCACAGAGCCTATCCCGGGGCGGGCACACGTGAGATGCGGGGCGGGGTGTACGTCGAACGACATAACTGAGGCGCTCGGGCTGCCATACGGCTGCCTGTTGCCGAAACTCTCGGTCCCCACGCCAGACTGGATTCGGGAAGCAATCTTCAGGGAGGGCGACAATGGCTAACCCAAAGCAACCTTCAGCACTGATCAACCGGGAGGCGGAGGAAGCGCTACTGGGCGCAGCCCTCTTGGACCCGCACATCTTCGTAGACCTCAAGAACATCACCCCGGATTGTTTCTCCGAGATGCGCTTTAGAGGTTTGTGGGCAGCCGGTCAGGAACTGGTTCGGGCGGGGTCTGGGGTAGATTCCATCACGTTGCCGCTCGACGTGTTGGAAGCAGTGGGAGGGGCCGTTGGGCTACTCGATCTGATAGCGGCCTGCCCTACAGCGGTGAACGCAGTCGGTTACTCCAAGATCGTCAGGGGAATGAGAGACCGTCGAACCCTGGAACTCAAGGTCAGGCTAATGGGCCAGGCCACCTACATAGACGATGAGGGCAAGAGGAGCGCGCTACTCGCCCAGGCCGAGGCCCTGGGAGTCCGGTCCGACGACTTGGGCTGGACGATTTGCAACCTGACAGATGCTTTTGCCCCGAGACCGCCCCTGGAATATGCCATCTCTGGCATCTTCATGCTACCGTCCTTGAACATCGTGTACGGGGCACCCGGCAGCCTGAAGTCTATGCTAATGGCCGATGCGAGCATGAGTGTGGCAGCGGGCCTGCCCTGGCTGGAACCACTGCCGACGTGCGACGTGAACCTGGCCCCATTCGGAACAACGATGGTCCCCGTGCTCTGGTGCGATTTCGATAACGGGAAGCGACGCACCTCTGAGCGCACTCAGGCCCTGGCCGTCTCGCGTGGCCTGGCACCGGACACACCCTTCTTCTACGTTTCGATGCCCTCGCCCTGGCTGAACGGCAGCAACGCAGAATCAGTGGCCGGGCTAATCGAGCACGCGAAGATGGTATCTGCGGGCCTGATCGTCATAGACAACCTCGGGACGGTGAGCGGTGGGGTTGACGAAAACAGTTCTGAGATGATTCAGGTACTGGCGAACTTCCGGTACGTGGCGGAAGAGACCGGGGCGGCCGTCGTGTTGATCCACCACCAGCGCAAGGCTACCGGGCTCAACACGCGGGCGGGTGAGACCTTGCGTGGTTTCAGTGGAATCGAGGCTGCGATTGACCTGGCCTTGCTGGTAGAGCGGGAGGACCGGGGCAGTACAGTGAAGGTGCGCTCCACGAAGTCACGTGGAGAAGACACCGCACCCTTCGGAGCGATCTTCACCTACGACAGCGATCGCGCGACCGGCGAACTGACGAGTGCCCGCTTTTACGGAACGCCCATTGTAGACGACTCCAAACCCGCAAGGGCGAAACGGACAATCCTGGACGCCCTCGAAACCGGCGACCGGCTCTCGCAGTCGGACCTGGTAGAAAAGGTCAAGTCAGAGCAGGAGGTTGGTAGAAACATAGCGCTGGCAGCGCTTACCGACCTGGTCACCGCGGGGGTTCTAACAACAGAATCAGAGCAGGGGGGCAAGAGACACGCTACCCTGTATACTCTGAACTGAGTTTCGCTGTTTCGCTATTCTTCGCTATTCTATGGCACAGGACAGCGAAACGTTTCGCTGTTCGCTATTCTCCCCCCTTAGGGGGGAATAGCGAATAACGAACAGCGAGGAAAATGGCTGTTTAGATGGCTGTCCTGGAGATAAGAACAAGCCAGGGAGCGGGGAACTCCCTGGCTCAAACGGAGGTTACGTTATGAGCCAACTCATCTACACAAGCACAGCACGAAACCTGTTTGGGCTCACGCCGAACATGATACACCGACTTGGCGATCCTGACAAATTGGCCGCCAATCCTCACGGCTACAGCGCGTCACCCGCACGCTTGTACAGGCTTGACCGGGTAGAGGAGTTCGTGGCACAGCACCGTGGCGAGATCGAGAAGGTGGCCACCAGGCGGGCAGCTCGCTGGCAGTGCCAGTGGTACATTGAGGGCCTGCTTGGGTGGGCACAATCGGCGCCCGTCTCGCCCTCGAACTACTGCGACTTGCTACGCCAACTCAAGAAGAAGCCAGGAAGCAGCCTGGCCTACTTAGTGCTCAGAGATCGGCTAGCTTCGGCGGCCGAAGTCGCGCACAATCGCGCACAGACAGGAGGTTGTCATGGCCAGAGTAGTCCGTGCAGTTAGACATGGCCCACTTGGGCAGGAACCACACCACGAGCATTTCTACATCTTTGACCACGAGACAAAGCAATGGCTGTTCCACTCTTGCAGCCTGCCCGAGGGCGCCCGGTGCATAGCCCCACGCGGTCCCCGCCCATCAACAGGGATCCCCTTCGGGCGGCGCTTGCTGCCACGAGAGGAAGCTGAGTTAGAAAAGGAGATCACACATGACCGAACTGGATGAGATACTGGAGCTAGTGAACCAGGTTGGGGCAAAGTGGGACGCGCGAAAAGCAGCGGCGGAACAGGAACTCAGGGACCGCCTGACAGAACTGCAGGCGCAGTGTGAAGAAGGCCTGGAGATTCTTAGGCCACTGGCAGCCGATCTGCGCGGGAGTTCACCTGCCCTGCCCTCAGCATAGTACAATTCTCCTCAAGATGAGGAGGATTGAACATGCTGAAACTTACTGACGAACAGGCCAGCAAGACGCTGGCCCAGGTCTACCACTTCCTGCGCAGCCTGGCCCAGGAAGCAGAGCAGCAGGGGCCGAACCCCCCACCCACATCGGCCCCTGCCTCTGCGTAAGCAATTGTGCGGCTGCCCCCTGCCTGCACACGCAGGCTGTTGACGAGTGTGGTATAATGGATATACCATGACATACACAGGGGGGCAGATGACTGAATCGAAGCACACGACGACGATCCGCATACCGAAGGAACTTCTCAAGGCTGCCCGAGCGAAAGCACTCGAAGCAGAAGCCTCCCTGTCCGAAGTCATCCGCAAGTTTCTGACGCTCTGGGTATCTGGGGAGATCGAACTACCCAAGCGGGAGGAGATGGGAGATGAGAGCCATTCTATACGCCAGGGTCTCAGGTGACGACCGAGGGAGCGAGGATCGCAACCTCAATAGTCAGCTGGAGATGGGGCGCAAGTATGCCCAGGAACACGACTATACCGTTGTAGCCGAACTGGCGGAAGACGACCGGGGCGCGTCGGGCTACGCCATTGACCTGCCCCAACTGGATCGGGCCAGGAAGATGGCTCGGGCTGGTGAGTTTGACGTCCTGGTGACCAGAGAGATTGACCGCCTATCCCGCAATCTGGCCAAGCAGTTGATCGTAGAGCAGGAGTTAAAGCAGGCTGGTGTAGAGATCGGGTACGTCTTGGGCGAGTATCCCGACACACCGGAAGGCCGGCTCAATAAGCACGTCAAGGCCACGATCGCAGAGTATGAACGAGAGAAGATCGCCGAACGCACCATGCGGGCACGCCGGGACAAGGCCCGCGACGGCTACGTAATCACTCGAAGCCGCCCGCCCTATGGCTACCGGGCAGAGGACGGGGAGAAATCCCTGGTGGTCTACGAACCCGAAGCCCGGATCGTGCGCCTGGTCTTCACCTGGTACGTAGCTGGTGATGGGACAGACGGGCCAGTGGGCACCAGGATCATTGCCAAGAGGCTGACGGACATGCGCGTCCCCACCTGGAACGATGTACACGGTCTATGTTCCAAGCCCCGCTCAGCTGAGGGTGAGTGGGCTCCTTCTACTGTAGCAAGACTTCTCAGCAACGAGACCTACATTGGGCGCTGGAAGTACGGCGGCGTCGAGGTACCCATCCCGGCCATCACAGACACCCCTACGTGGGAGTCGGCTTGTGCCAGGCGGGTCTACAACCGCCAGATGTCCAGCCGCAACCGGAAGTATGAGTACCTGTTGGCTGGCAGGATACGCTGTGGCCTATGTGGCCTGGCCGTCTGCGGCACGTCGAAGGTGACACCCAAGCAGGTCTACCTGTACTACCGATGCAGTAGCTGGCGGGCGGATTGCGCGCTTCCTACTGTACGCGCTGACTACGCCGACACTGCTACGTGGGGGTGGATTGGTCAGTTTCTGACTGACCCGGCAGCCCTGGCTTCTGGTTTGCAAGCAGAGCAGGAGGAACGGAAAGGAGCCAGTAGGCCCTTGCAGGACCGACTAGCAGTGGTAGACAGTCTGCTGGCAGAACGGCAGAACCAACTGGAGAAACTGCTCGATCTCTACCTGGACGGCAACTTCCCCCGTGATGTCCTGACCGGCAGGCAGAAGCAGTTGGAGGATGGCATTGCTGCCCTGGCGAGAGAGCGCGTAGTCCTGGTTGATCAGCTGGAGCAGGAAAGCCTCACCGAAGACCAGGTATACAGCATCATCGAGTATGCTGGCGAGGTGGCGCGGGGCCTGGAGGTCGCAGAGCAAAGCTACGAAGCACGGCGGCGAGTCGTGGACATGCTGGATGTGCACGTCACCCTGACCGCGGAAGGCGGGGAGAAGGTAGCCTACGCCTCTATGCTGTGCGGTAGTAAGTCCTTCCCGATACTGCCCACAACAACAGGAAGAACTGGATGGCGGAGTTGACGACGGCGTTGCCGACGTCCCCCACGCCGTAGATGAGTTTGGTCGTGCCCTTGAGTTTGTGGTCCCTCTCTGCCACGGGGCTGCCTCCTTGTCAATGCGCGTGGGTGCTCCCGGCGGACCACAGTCCGCCGTGCTGCGAAGCCGCTGGACTGTTGTCCAGCGGGAGCAGCCCTCTCACATGCTCCCGGCGGACAACAGTCCGCCGCACTCTCAAGCCGCTGGACTGTTGTCCAGCGGAAGCGGCCCTCTCACATGCTCCCGGCGGACCACAGTCCGCCGTGCTCTCAAGCCGCTGGACTGTTGTCCAGCGGAAGCGACGGATGAAAGTTAGAAGCCGAAGTGGGTCCAGTCGGTGCCGGTGACCACGGAAAAGGCGAGGATCAGGAAAATGATCAGCAGGATGAGCCCGCAGCCG